GATGATGAAGTCAAGATTCTTGATAAAGCAGTTGTTGAAGATGATTTAGATTACTTTAAATCTCTCGCAGAAAAATAAACTTTCCTTAAAAGTTTAAACCCCGCCTAGTGCGGGGTTTTTTGTTTTAGCCTAAAGCATTTGCTGTAATAAGTCCATTATAAAATTCTTTAGGATATGGAGTGGCTTTTGAAGCCATTGAAACTTGACTTAATCCTCCTCCACCGCCAATCATTGTTTGACTGCCCATAATAGAAGCTAAAGAAGCTAAGTCTTCTGGTGTAAACATATTTTTACTACCTTCAAATGAAGCTTCGCTCGCAGATGCAAGTGTCTCACCAGAAGATGAACGATTTGATGCAAGCACGGTACCAGAGGGTGAGCCACTTAACGCAGCTTGTATCGTACTAGTCCCAATAGATGCTTTGTTATTTCCAACTTTATCATAATAGGATGAATTTGTATATGGATTCGCTATAGAAGCAAATTCTTGGGATAAAGCATATTGTTGTTTTATAGGATCATCACCACCTTGTTGTAATCTTTTGTTAATTAATGCTGTCACTAATTTATCTTGTGTAGCTGCATCAAAAGTGTCATTCAAACTAACACCAGTGTTTCCGTATGTTCCTTTTATTAGTTCTGCAAGTGTGTTAGGAATTATTTGATATCTTCCTGCTGCAAAAAGTTTTTTCTCTTGTTGTAGCCGCATAACATCACCAACTTTCATATTGGAAAGTCCAGGCATTCCGCCAGGCGTGTCACCAGCTTTACCTTTATTAGCAGCATCATAACCAGCTTTTCCTGATTCACCAGAAGCAATAAGGTCTAATAAATTTGTGTTTGTTCTTGATGGCGTAGTGCTTGAACTAGCAGCACTACCGCTTGCTTTAGAAGCTTTATACATCATTCCTAATTTTTTTTGTTCATCACTAATTGGTTTTGTTGGACTAGGACCAACATTAGATGATGTACTAGGAACAACTAAGGGTGTAGGTGATTTTACCCATTGTTCTGCACCTAAAAAACCAGAAACTCCACCTTTACTTTTTAATGTATAACCATATTTTGCACCTAAACTTTTATAATAACTTTTTGCTTCATCATATTTCTTTTTCCCAAGAAATTCTAAAAATTGACCCATTTCATCATCTGTAATATTATCAAAGTATGGCGTCTTTTCAAAATCACTACTTATTGCCCAAACTCTATCATCATCATAGTCAATTATGGAAGATAATGTGCCACCAGTGGCCGCATCAAATATCATTAATCCTCCTAAAACTCCTGCTGCTCTACCTCCATATTTACCACTAGAAGGAGGTGCAGCTTTCATAAATCTGCCAGTTTTTGGATCTCTTTGAGGAATTCTTCTTTCCTTTTTATCGGTTTTTTCTCCTTTTTTATTTCTATCACTACCAGGCGTATCAGATAAAATTGGTGGTATTGAATTCTTCAAACTTTTTCCAATAAGAGCTGAGGCTAAAATTGTGCCTAGAGCTGTAATTGCCGATATAATAGTTGATCCTAGAGTTGTAATTGCTGAAGTAATAACTGTAGCAATGCCACTAATAGCTGAACTAATGGCCGAAGAAATTCCACCAACAACTGAACCTAAAACACCTAAAATTCCTCCGGCACCACCAGATTTCTCTTTAGCTGTTTCAACTCTAGTTGGTCTTTTATTTGAGCTAAATTGAGATTCATATGCATTTTCTCTAAACTTAGCATTTGAAAAAAATGAATCTGCTTTCGTTGAAGGTTTTTCTCCAAATGTTGTAACCAATTTAGCAATATTCTTTTGCATGATATTCATTTGTTTTGCCATTGCAGGCAAAGCCATAGAATTTTTTGCGGTTATCTTACTATTGATATTAATGTCTTGAAGTAGAGAGGATGAATCAGATGTAAGTACATTAGGTGAAGTTGTTTTTCCCGTCCCAGTTCCTCTTGTTGCTGAATATCCTTTGCCAAATATTTTGGTTCCAATAACCGAACCAAGCCCGCCGCCACTAAAAAGTGCGTTACGAACATCTAATTTCTCTAATGTTCTTTTACCAAGAGATGAAGCTGCGCCGCTAAAAAGGCCTTTTGTCTTATACTCTTGTTGTAATATATTTACAAGTCTACTCATTTATTATTACCTTTTAAGTTGCATTTTTTCTTTTTCTTCTTCAAGATATTTCAGCAATAAACCAACATAAATTTCTCTTTCCCAAGGTATCATATTTTCAAGTTCCGTCAAACTATATTTGTGATGTTGCATTAACGCAAAATTAGTTTGATAGAGATTACCTAGGTTTTCATAACCAAAACTTAGACGAAAAAACTTTCCAGTCCTTCAACTGTAATTTTTTCTTCGTATCCACATTTTTTACACTTGAAATCCAAATCTTTTAAAAGCTTTGGCATATTATCAAAGAACTCTTTAATTTTTTCCAAATCTTTACTTTGCATGCTTTCAATAAATTCAATCAATTCTTCTTCCGTTGTATCTTTCGCATAGTAAATTTGGTCATTATCATAAATGTACTCTATGCAATCAACCGCTAATTTTAAAACCATTTCACTCTCATTCACTCCTTCAAATTTTGTAAGCGTGGTGAAGTTGGGGTATTTCATCATAATACCAACTTTATCGGTGATTTGTATTTTATTTTCCAACTTCTTATCACTCTTTGGTTTGATATCTAATATATTTACATCAATTTGTACAGTATGGCTGCATTTATGAGTGCCATCATCATCTTCATTTTTTATATCATTATTACATTTATAATTTAAATTAATAATCTCATTTACCGACCTTGCACGAATATTCAAAAACAAATACTCAATGTCAAACACGGGCAATTTATCAATATCAATTTCCGAAATAATACAATTATTCAGAACTTGTTTCGTTGTATCAATAATTGTTTTAAAGTCTTTACTTTCATTAGCCATCAAAAACAATTTTTCTTCTTTGACCGTAAATGGTCTAAACTTAATTTCTTTACCAGTTGATATTAAATTAATACTAAAAACAGGCACATCAATTTTTGGCAACATATTTTATCTCCATCAAATTAAAATATTCTATTAAAAACATTTCCTATACTATTATTAACATTTTGTCCAGCTTTATCAAATAATCTAGCACCTTTGGCACCAAAATATTGGGTTGCAGCCGCAACAAGGTCGTAACTACCTTCATAAACCACATCATATTTTTGATAAGCGAATTGAACCGATAATCTATGGAAATTATCATCAGACCAATTTAAAGCTTGTGATGCAATTCCAATTGGAAAAGCATCAATCAATTCAACAATAAAAATTCTCTTAATAAAATCATCATATTGAATAATTTTTATATTAGTTAGATATCTACTTTTTTCACCTTTTGGAAATCTTAAATTGTTTGTGTCTGTAGGCATAATTGCTTCCATCCACCTTTCAAACAATTTTCTTTCATAAAATTCGTTTGTACACAGAAAAGTTAAATTTATATCTGTATACTGTGTTTGATATGGAACTTTAAATATTGGACCATAAACTTTAGAATCTTGTGTTAATAATGTTTTACCAGGAAATTCAGCTGCTTCACATTGAAGTGCCAAATATCTACTGATTGAAGCATGAGACGTATTTGATTGTTCATTTTTTGGGCCTGGCCGGCCTAATGCTTGATTAGCAAGGTCAGCTGCATTAGCAAGTATTGTATTAGGCAAATCTAATAATTTTTCAAAAATTGATTGTGAAACAAATCTATTAATGTAATCTGGTATTGGAAGAATGACTTCAAATCTAGCTGGTCTAGCTAATCCATCTTTTGCTTTGATATTAGATAAAAATAATTGTGGAGAAAAAGTCATTAAGTTTTATTCCTAGAGTCGTTGTATACTTTATTTGCAGATGCGCCTCTAAAGTCCTGAAATGGTAATAGTGCTGCAATATCCCATTCGTCTGCCGTTATTTCAAGAAATCTACTATCAACATGTTTAAACAAATATCTTTTAATGCAAGGTTTAGCCTTGAAGGCTGCACCCACAGATTGTAATTTTCTCCATGTTAACCGAAGTCTTGTTGTCTCATCATAATTTGAATTTGATGCAAAATCACTTAATGCATCTAAAAGATTGATGCGTTGCTTTGGGCTTATGTAATGCAAATTCAACCCTAAAAAACCATCTTGGTATCGTTCTATTGGTATAACCAATGGGAACCTATCGTAATATGGCAACTCATCTTTCAATTTGGGGTCATAAAAATAGAAATACATGCGACCAATCATCGTACTATTTTTAAGTCGTTCCTTGTCGCTTAGGAGTGTTTGGCGTGTAGGTTTCAAGTCTTGTATCTTAGACCTAAGCCAGTCTCTTGCGGCAGTAGTTCTCGGTTGATATCCCGATTTACCTAATTGTTCTTTGATTCTCTCTATTAAATATGCCATTGTTTATTTATATCACTAATATTCATTCCATAATTACCTAAAAAATAATGAATTTTCTTATAAGTATCGGTGTCCGCTTTTAATTAAATACCTAATTCCTTCTCCGTCATAATCATAAATTTCCAACCATGTTCTTGGCAGAAGATGTCAGCTGCTTTCCACTTCTCTTGATTGACCAGATAAGTCGCAGCTTCACGCAGATACTTCTTGGTTCTATTCTTCTGAACCGGCTGCTTAGTTTGGTTAAACGGTTTGACTTCAATAATATAAGTCATCACAGACCCGTCTTTTTGTTTCATTTTGGTAATAAAATCTGGAAAATAACGATGCATTTTATTGTCCAACGGTGACTTATATGGTATGTGTATTTCTTCTGATGCCCACCATATTACGTTTGGATGTTCATCCAACCATTTCATAACCCTCACTTCCCATGTAGAACGATATATGATATTGTTGGCATCACCATTGTATTTTTTTGGATTGTTAGGTTTAAATCGTCCTTTGTATGTTTTGTTACCGAATGTCATATAAATATGTAGTTAACTTTATAGGAATTTAAATGGGACTTTTTACTCTTTTAGGTAACGGTGTTAGTTTTAAAAACAAATCAAGGTCTGTT